TACCGTAGATCCATATACTGGAGCTGTAGGTTGTTGAGTCCCACCGCCTCCGCCACCACCGCCACCACCGCCTCCGCCACCACCAAATCCTCCGGTAGCAGCATTAGCTACACCACCAGCGATAGCCAAATAAGGATTACCACCTAAAGCAATCTCAGCAGCAGGACCTAATACAGGACCTACAACAGGAACTTGACCTAAGGCGCCACCAATAATAGACGCTGGTTTAGTTACAGTTTCAACAACGGAACTTACTGCACCACCCATGTTTATCCTTAAATAATCCTACCTTTTGTTTTACCTTTTGTAGCACAACCATCTGCACGTTTAGAAGCTGAAGATACTGAGCCGCCTTTAGCCATCTTTTTAACAGACCCGCCTTTTTTCATATCGGGTTCAGATGATCCAATACCTTTTGGTGGTTTAGATACTTCATCAGGTAAAGCCTTAGTTTCAGGAGACATATCATCTGCTTTAATCATTCTAAGTGTTTTTGCTTTTTTAGTTACATCCGTAGTATCTACAGGCATCGGAGTAACGTCTTTGAGCTTTTTAGCTTTTTGACCTGCATCCCATTCTTGTATGGTTTTTAAATTAATTTCTTTTTTATCCATGATTAGCAAATCTTTCCTTTTGTTTTACCACGAACTTCAATACCGCCGCCTTTAGCCATCTTAGCGCAACCACCACTTTTCATTTTAACCATTTCAGCGCCGCGTTTAGAATGTTTTTGAACTGCGTGTTCGCCCTTAGCAGCAATACGACCACCTTTTTTAAGAGCAGATAAGTCTGACTTCTTGCCACCGTGTAATTGTTTTTCATGCATGCCAACAGCTTTTTTAGTTATTTTTTTATCTTGAGCTATATCTGCTTTGCCGCCTTCTTTGTATGTTTTAGCCATACCGCCTTTTTTCATGTATCCCATTTTATTTCTAACCTCCGTTGGTAATTTTGATAAACCAGGATTGTCACTTGAATCTACTGCTTTAAGTGCGCCACCTGCTCCAAACTTCTTACTTTTATCTGCTTTCATAAACTCTTCTCCTACTGATTTTGGTATGCCTAATCGCTTCGCAGCTTTTGGATCATTTGCAACTAACGCCATTAAGTTATGTTGTTTTTTAGATTTACTAGGCATTTTGTTTCCACCTTAAACATTTAAAACAATTACAATCTGAAAAGTGATTAGGTTTTGGGTAGGTAACTACTTCTTCTTTTTTTACTTCTTCTTTTTTTACTTCTTTAATGATAGCTTCGACAGCAGCTTCTGTAGCTTGCTTTTCAACTTCTGTATGAGTAATTTCATTTAATAACTCCTTTTGTTTTTGTTTCTTTGATTTAAATACTCTTTCTATAAATGCTTTCATGTTATTTACCTAACCAATGAGTTACCATCCAGCTTACTATACCTGAAAATATAGTAGCAATTGCAATAAATACTTTCCAGCCACCTTTGATTTCTTCCAATGTTTTTTCAATATTATCAAGGCGTTTTTTTAATTGGTCCATGTCTTCCATAATAGTATCTACATCATCTTGAATGTGTTTAATTTCAACACCATGTTCTGCTAATTCGCGTTCTGTACTCATTTAACACTTCCACCTTTTTAAAGAAGCAGCTTTGCGTGTAGGTCTACCTTTTTCATCTTTCATAGGACCAGGCATGCCAGACATCCTTGCACAGAATGATCTCTTACGAGCACCACCTTGTGGTTGCGGAGCTTTTAGGTTTGATCCTGTAGCTCGGTTATATTTAGCACGTCCTTTAGCGGTAAGACCTGCGCCTTTAGACACAGGAAGTTTCTCACCACGTCCGACTGCTAAGGATACGCCTTTTTTAGCCATAGAATACTTGAGCTGTTAAACCAGCACTAGCCACAGCAGAAATGTTAGTAGCACAACGAATACCTTCACCAGGAATTGCTACATAAACAGAACCCGCTGCACCTGCTGGAGCAGTATAAGTGAATTTGGCTGTGCCACCTGTACCATCATTAATTGCTAACGTAGCCGCTGCAGTATAATTAATTAATATACCTTTGATACGAGCCGCATTAGCAAAGATTGTAGTTGTAGCATTAGCTGCTGCCGTTGCTGAATTTACATCATATTGCATCATAATTAATCTCCTTTAAGTTTATTAAGGGGCCGAAGCCCCTCGTGATTAATTAGACTGGAGTTGCTAATGTATTAATAATTGCAAGCCATGGAGCTGATTGATTACCATTACCTGCCCATTGAACTACAGAATCAGGGTCAATATCTACGCCAGCTGCATTTTCATTTACAGGTTGTGTACCAAAACCTTTTAAAGTATGTGTTAAAGTGCCGTCTTGGTTGTAAACAGAGCCTTGAATGCCGTCATAACGTGCATCTGATGGGTAGTAACCAGGAGCAAATGTGCCACTTGTTACTTGAGGTAATACTAAAGTTACTGCAGCTGCTGGACCACCTTGAGCTGTAGCTAAGATAACGTAGTTAACACCTGCTTCAATGTTGATTGTTGAGCCACTTGCTGATGTGATATATTGAACTGGTGTTGCAAAGCCTGCGCCTGAACGGACTGGGCCGCTAAATGTTGTATATGCCATTTGAATTTTCCTTCATACAAAGTTAAGTTTATTAGTCTTGTATGCGTCTGCCGGGACAGTCTAATAAACCGGGTAACCCGGATTCCCAAATAATACCTGAATTGGTAGTATTTGCAAGCATTATAGCACAAAAAAAGGGGCCGAAGCCCCTTAATTTAATAACAGTCTGTTACAATGACCATTACTTGTTCATTACGTACATAGTTACTTCGAAGCCGAAGCGCATTTCTGTAGCTGCTGGTTTTGTCCACATAATATTTCTCCTTAAGTTATATAGAGTTTTCACTCTACAACTGCATTATTTCAAATTGAATGAAAACAAACATCAAGAAAACCATGAAAAAAGGGCCTGCGTTTTAAGCAAGCCCCTTAGTAGTACGTGCCAGATGCTGATTAAGCAGCGCCTGGTGAACCCCACATACCGAGAGGATCTGACCAACCGAATGAATAACGCTCACGAGCTTTGTAACGTACGTTACCTGTGTCAAAGTCGCCATCCATAGATGTTGATAACGGAGTACGCACAAAGTGTTTCATGCCGTTAGGAACATCAGTTGTTAAGAAGTACGCATCTGGATCTGTTAAGAAGTGGTTAATTGTATAACCTTCTGGGATTGAACCATTATTCTTAATAGCGTTGATGTCGTTATCAGCTGTTGATACACGTAGTTCTGTTTCTAACAAACGAGTTGCAACGAACTGATTGCCAGGTGGAACAATTAACTTACGTGGTTGAGCAGCGATTAAAAGACCACGCTCATCAGTCCAAGCTGCGATTTGAATAACTGCATTTTCAAGTGCTGTTTCGTTCAAGTCTGTTGGAGTTGATTGAGTGTTGCTGTTTGTACCGCCTGAAACAAGTGGGTGGTCAGTATCAAACAATGGAACACCGTCACCACCATAATAAGCAGCGGAGTTAGTGAAACCATTATTAAGAACTGAAGCAGCCTTAACTTGTTTTGTGTATGCCATAGCGCGAGCTAAAGCCTTTGTGTAACGTGCTGATAATGTATCATACAAGTTATCTTCTACAGCTTCTTCTGTTAGAGAGAAACCAAGAGCAATAGTTTGATGATTGTATCGAGCTGTCCAAGCTTCTTGAGCATTGTCATAAGCGATTGCAGTGCCTTCGTTTTTGACTGGTGCTGCTGAGAAACCTGAAAGTTTTGTTTCTTCTTCGAATGAACGTTCTGATGTTTCTGTTTCATAAATTTCTTTATGTTCTTCACCGTAACGTTTATATTCTAAACCAAATAGTGCGTTTAGACCTGGTAATAGCTCTTTTAGGAGCTGTGCACGTGAAATAGCCATGTTCTAATCTCCTTAAAGTGTAGTGCCAAGTGTTGATAATTGTTGATGCCATGTACCGTTGAATTTCACAACGACTTCTGTGTATAAACCAGCAGATGTTGTTGTTTCTGGGACAAGAGCAGTCACTCTGAATAAAAGCGTATTGAGGTCATCAGCTGTAGATCCATCGATAGATGAATTAATATTACCTGTTGCTGCGTCGCCTGTACCTGTTACGCCTTCTACGTTTGTATTTAAAATAGTGCCAGCTACTGGAACAATGTTGCCAGAAGCATCTGTAACTGCTACTTTAAATTCTGCAGCAGGATCATTAACAACATAAGCAATAACATTAGTTACGCCTGATGCTGGTGCATATTGAGCTTGCACTGTTTGACCTGATGAGTTTGTATATTGTACACCTACGCAAACACCGACAGCGTAAATGCTTACGTTGCCTGTCATTGCTACTGGTGATACTGTGCCTCCGTTAACGAATGCAACCACTTGACCATTATAAACAGCTTGACCACTTGTTACTGGGTACTGATTAGTAGCACCAGCATATGGCATGCCGTCAAAACGATTAATAGGTTTAAATCCGTACGGAGCACTTACTGTTGGATATGACATAGTAATCTCCTTTTATTTATATTAATTGCCTTTACCAAAGGATGTTGTAGCTTTCTTCTCTGAGAAAAGAGGCATACGAGCGTCACTTTGTTTTAAGAAACTGTTGTCAACTGCATCGGCTTGTTGTTGTGCTTGTGTAGCATAATGAGCCTTACGTTGATCAACAAATTCTTGTGGGATCTTGCAAAGTAATAAGCCACCAATTTCAACGCCTTCTTTGAAGCGAGAGTTTTGGTCGACCATTAACTTCATTTCAGGGTGGTCCGCTAATTTAACGGGTTCCCATCCTTCACGCATTTTGGAGGATACATTTAGATTATCAGCATCGTTCATAACACTAGTACGAATCCACCTATAAGCCCAACCAGGTACCTTTTTAAATTCTGGTAGTAATGATGCAGGTTTCCAGCTATCAGGTCTTTGAAAATCATCTCTTGTATCTACTTCACGATCTAATCTGTTATTATCCATTTGCGTTCTCCAATTTTAAAGTTTCTCTTGCATATTGTTCCGGTGTTAGACCAAATTTCTTGGCTAACGCTACTTGTGTCTTCGTCAATCGTACTTTTTTAGGCGCGGTACTACGCGTTGCCGGAGCAACTACAGTCGAAGGTTTTGTGCGCTGGGCGGGTGTTTCCTCGTCTAGCGTTGCATCCCCAAAGTATTCTGGGAATCGTTTTTGCATCGTACTATCT